AGGGAGACAACCACGTTCAGGGACGATTCGTCACCCTGTGCAGACAGGGTATCCGGCGCATCATAGACGCCGAAGTTTCAATGACCCCTGAACGAGCTGTAAAGGAAGAATGGTGCCCAGGGGCGGACTCAAGAAAACCAGCTAACGCAACACGCTATCAACAAGTGGGACCGTTCGAGGTTCCAATGTTTTGCGGCCTTTTACAAGGCGACTGTCCCACTTTACCGGCCTGCCGGCGCACTGGCAACGATCCAGAACGGCGGTGCGGCATGAACGCCCCTTACGAGCGCATCGGCGCCGGCCGCGTTCGCACAGCGGAAGAAACGGCCGAGCGGCGCAAAGCCGTGCGGGCGTTCTGGCATCGTTGCGACTATGCCACGGGCACCCCGGCGCAACGCTACTTGGCCCGGCGTGGCCTGCCGTGGCTGGCGCACAACGACGCCATCCGGTTCCGGGCGGAAGCCTCTCACCCCAAGGGTGGCAAGCTGCCGGCAATGGTCGCGCTGGTCTATGACGGCGCCGGGAACATCTGCGCCGCGCACCGAACCTACATTGCCGGCGACGGCAGCAAGGCCGGGGTGGAGCCGCCGAAGGCAAGCCTTGGCTCATTCGCGGGCGGCGCCATTCGTCTGCATCCGGCCGGGCCGGAGCTGCTAGTTGCCGAGGGGCTGGAAACCGCGGCATCGGCTGGCTTTCTGCTTGGCCTGCCCGCATGGGCCGGGGTGGCTTGCGGCAACCTGGCCTGCAACATGGTCCTGCCGCCTGGCGTGCGTTCCGTGGTGATCGCAGCCGACCCGGACGGGCCGGGCCGACGAGCCGCCGCCAAGGCAGCGCGGCGCTGGACAGCCGAGGGACGCCGGGTGCGGGTTGCCCTGCCGGACGGACCGGGGGACTTCAACGACATCCTGCTTGCGCGCCTAGCAACGGCGGAGGCGGCCCATGGCTGACGGCATGGTTTCCGACTTCACCATCCAGGACGCCAGCGAGGGGCTGCACGACCTGGAGCTGACCGAACACGGGGTGGCCCTGGCCTTTGCGCACCGGCACAAGGATGCGCTGCGCTACTGCCACCACACCGGGGCGTGGTTCGAGTGGACTGCCACGCACTGGAAACGGAATGAGACCAAGCGGGCCTTTTCATGGGCACGGCGGCTTGTGGCCGAGCTGAACCGCGATGCCGAGTTCAAGACGAAGGCGATCACGGGCAAGGCAGCGTTCGCGGCGGCGGTGGAGCGGTTCGCGCAGGCGGATGAAGCCTTCGCTGTCACGTCGGAAGCCTGGGATGCGGACCCGTGGCTGCTGGGCACGTCGGTCGGTGTGGTGGACCTGCGGACGGGCAAGCTGCGCCCGGCGCGGCCGGCGGACATGATGACGCGCGTGTGCGCCACAGCGCCCGGCCTCGACGGCGCCACCCCTCCCGATCTTTGGCTGCGCTTCCTGGACGAGACGACCGGCAAGGACGACGCCCTGATCCGGTTCCTCCAACGCTGGTGCGGCTACTGCCTAACGGGAGACACGCGGGAACACGCACTGCTGTTCGGCTATGGGCCGGGCGGCAACGGCAAGAGCGTGTTCCTCAACACCGTGGCCGGCATCATGGGCGATTACGCCACGGTGGCGGCTATGGACACCTTCACCGCCAGCCAAGGGGACAAGCACCCGACCGACCTCGCCATGCTGCGCGGCGCGCGGCTGGTGACGGCCACGGAAACGGAGGAGGGCCGGGCCTGGGCGGAAGCGCGCATTAAGCAGATGACGGGCGGCGATCCGATCACGGCCCGCTTCATGCGCCAGGACTTCTTCACCTTCCGCCCCCAGTTCAAGCTGACCATCGTGGGCAACCATAAGCCGGTGCTGCGGAACGTGGACGATGCGGCACGGCGGCGGTTCAACATCGTGCCGTTCATCCTTAAGCCGGCCAAGCCTGACCGGGAGCTTGAGGCGAAGCTGCGCGCGGAGTGGCCCGGCATCCTGGCCTGGATGATCCAAGGATGCCTGGCCTGGCAGCGGGACGGCCTGGCCGCGCCGGCTGCGGTGGCCGAGGCGACGGCGGAGTACTTTGAGGCGCAGGACACCATGGGGCAGTGGGTGACGGAGCGATGCATCCTGCATCCGACGCTGGAGCTGGCGCCGTCCTTGCTGCTGCGGGACTTCAACGAATGGGCGGACCGGAACGGGGCTGCGCGGTGGGACAACACCCGCTTCCGGGGCTGGGCGGAACGCCAACCGGGGTTGCGCTATGCCTGGGTGAAAGGCGCGCGGTTCATCAAGGGCATCGGCCTGCAACCCCCGGCTGGGGTGTCGAGGGTGCCGGGGGGTGTCGAGGAAAACCCATGATACGCCACGTGTGCGCGCGCATGTGTGAGGGAACCGGAAACCACGGCACCCCTCGACACCCTCGACACCCCAAACCCATCCTGCCAGCGGCTGATCTGGACCGCCTGGCCGGTGCAGTTGCCCGCCTGTCCCCGTCGCACCGCGACCCGGAGCGGTTCCACCTGGACCGGAGCGAGATCGTGGCCGAGTTGCGGCGGCTGGCCCGGGCGCTGGGCGGGGCGGCATGACGGATACAGTCCCCGTCCGCTTTGAGGTGCGCCAGGTGGAGCCGGTGCATGGGTGCGGCAAGCTGGTGGGCTTGGCCGTGGTCGCCATGGACGTGGCCGGCGTCGAGGTGGTGCTACAGGGCGTGCAACTTGTCCGGGACGGCAGCGGCACCCTGACCGTCAAGGCGCCCGTCTGGCGGCATCCTGGGTCCGGGCAGTGGCTGCCGGCCGTGCTGCTGCCCGACGAGCTGCGCGACGCCATCGGGGCCGAGGTGCTGGCCGTGGCAGGGGGAGGGTAAGCGTCGGTTCGGGGATGGGAGCAATCACCGCCATAGGAACATGCGCGGATAATCTACCGTCTCGTATGATTGCCTACGCCAACGCAACGAATGCCTATAAAAAGCCCGGCGGATATGGGTTCTGATGCGCCGAAGTGCCGTTTGAATACCGTTTGATTGTCGGCTGGATGCTAACTTGGTGCGGGCGGCCGCACTAGGTTGAAGCACCTGCGGGGTGGCGGACTAGGGCATGGGCGCCTTCATGTGCCCATGCTCGACTAGCCACGCCCGCAGGATGCGCTCGACTAGGTTGGACACGCTGCGATCTTCCGCGACGGCAGCGGCGGCAAGAGCCGCCTTCACGTCCGGGTCCAAGCGCATACTTGTGGGCAGGATGCGGGCCATGACTACCTTTGCGCTACATTTCCGTTGACGCCGCTGGGCGCCAGGGCGATGGTAGTCACGTTGCACTACCAATGCAACGAAGTAGCCGGACGGGGAGCTTGCACCCTCCCCGCCCGGCCTGACCGCAACCCACGTTCTAGGAGAACGAGGCCATGGCCGATCACACCCCTATCACATCCAGGCGCAGCCTGCTTGCGGCTGCGCCCGCCCTGGCGTTCCCCGCCACCTTCCAAGCCGCCGCCCCGCACCTCGACGCCGAGCTGATCGCACTCTGCGCCAGGCTGGACGCCCTGGAGCGGGAGTTCCTTGCGACAGACTTTGGCGCCATGCCGAACACCCCGGCAGGCGACCACGCCGAAGCCGAGCAGGATCGCATCGCGGACGCGCAAGCGCCCATCGTGGACGCAATCTGCGCCCGGCCGCCGCAAACGCCAGCCGGCGCCGTGGCAGTCGCGCACAGCCTGGCCCTGTGGGATGCCGAGCTGTTCCGGGACGCCGGGCCGGGTGGCTTCACAAACAAGCGGCTAGTGGGCGCCCTGGTCCGCGGCCTGACGGGGAGGGCCGGCGCATGAGTGTCCAGCCCCGGCAGGTTATCGAAGGTGCGCTGTACCAGCTTGGCGTGCTGGCGGACATCTTGGGCGTGATCGCGTCCGCCGACATCAGCGGCGCCAAGTCGGCCTGCGGCACCCACATTGAGTATCTTGCGGCCAGGCAGCGTGAGCAGCACGACCGCATCGAACACGCCCTGGCCGACCTGGGGAGGGCGTGAGCATGTCCAGCGCCCTGCCCAGCCCCCGCGCCATCGGCCGCGCCCTGGCCGTCCTGCAAGCGTTGCCGCCGGCTGCCTTGGCGGCGCTGGCCGAGCGGCTGATAGACCGTCTGGACGCTGTAGCGCCGGATGCGGACCTAGAGCCGGATGACTGCGGGGAGGCCGACAACGACGACGAGGCCGCGCCGCACGAGGAAGGCAATCACTGGACGCCGACGAAGGGGCCGGATGGGTGCGGGCCGATGGTGCTGAATACCTTTTGAGTGTGGACTTGCACTATTAAGAGTGACACACCACACTTAGGGTCGCAAAGAGGTGATCCTATGTCCGAACCGGCCGACCATGTGCCCTACTACACCAGCGCAGAAACCGCGTTGGCTGCCGGCGTGAGCGCGGACACCCTGAAGAATTGGGTGTCCCGCAAGCCGCAGGTGATCCTGATGACCCAGGAAGAGCGCGAGGAAGTGGGCCGGGGACGCCCAATCCTTTTCAGCACCCAGCGTGTGATCCAAGTCGCCATCACGGCCCGGCTTGTAGAGATGGGCTGGCAACCCCGCGCCGCCACGATGCTGGCCGCCGGCTTCACTGACGTGGGCCACGGCGAAAGCCGCACGCCAGACGGCAGGGTTGTCAGACCGGCGCGCGACCCCGGCCAACTGTTTCCGGACGGGGCAACCCTCCTAGTGGCACGTCCGGGCGTTTCAGTCCCGAGCAGCAACGATGTGCTGCACGTCACTCCCGATTCGCCTTGGATGGCGGTGCTGCGCGATGAAGCCGCCGTTGTGCTGAACCTGAACAGCCTGGTGCAAGGCGTCCGGCTGCGGCTGGCCGAGGCCAAGGACGCCCGTTGACACCCCATGCCGATGGCACCGGCACGAGCGCCGCGCGGCGCCCGATCCCATGATGGACGCCATCGGCCTGATATGTCCCACCGCCCAGGAGAGACGGCTTTGCGGGCCGGCCGGGCAGCGAAGGTCGCCTCGGGAAAGGCCGGTGGGGCTGCTCCTTACGGGCAAGGCGACCAGGCCCGCACCCACGCCCGCCGGGATGGCGGCATGTCCCTTTGATGGAGAACACCGCCTATGACCCTACGTGAAATGCAGGCCCGCCGCGTCTCAATCCGGGCCGAGCTGGGGACGCTATACGACGCTTACCCACCCCCCGCTGTTATGCCCGAGGAGACGCGGACCAAGTGGGACGCCCTCAAGGGCGAGATAGAAAGCTTGGAATCGGCGGAACGCCGGCAAGCAACGATTGACGATTTAGACCGCCGCGCCTCTGGCGAGCCGGTGGGGACTGATCCCCGCTTCGATGCCTTCGCGTCCGAAGTCCGCATCTCTGACGTGATCGCCGCCTCCCTTGGCGACACCGGCCGCGGCGCCGGCCTGGCACGGGAGGCATCGGCCGAGATCGCCCGGCAGCGCGGGCGCAATCCGACCGGCCTATTCCTGTCCCTTCGCGGCTTGACCCGGGCCGCCGCGACGGAGCGCCGCGCCCTTACCTCCGGCGCGCAAGGCACCCCGCCGACCGGCGCCGCCCTGGTCCCAACCGTGGTGCGGGACGACCTATTGATTGACCCCTTGCGCGCCGCAACCGTGCTGGCCGGGCTGGGAGCAACCTACCTCACGGGCCTGACTGGCAATCTGTCCGTCCCGCGCGTCGCAACCGGAACGTCCGTGGGCTGGTTCGGGGAACAACAGCCTATCCCGGATACGGACCTGACTTTCGACTCGGTGCCCCTGGCCGTGAAGCATGTCGGTGCGATCACGGAATATAGCCGGACCATGCTGCTCAACAGTTCGGCCGATGTGGACCAGTTGCTCCGCAACGACCTGATGCGGGCGCTGGCGACGGAGATTGACCGGGCGGCCCTGGTCGGTTCCGGCGACGGCATCATGCCCCGCGGCATCGTGAACACGCCGGGCGTGGTCAAGGTCGCATTCGGGGACGGCCTGGCCTGGCCGAACGTGCTGGCGCTGCCGGCGGCGCTGGACAACGCGAACGTCGCGATGGGCCGGCCCGGGTTCGTCGGCAACGGCCTGATCCGGTCCAAGGCGATGGGCACCTTGACCGTGCCCGGCACGGCCTCCCCCTTCATCATGACGGCACCCGACGCGCTGGCCGGCTACCGCTTCGCCGCAACGAACCTGATCCCCGTATCCCCCGCCACCACGGGGACGGGCGCCCACCCGGCCCGTTCGACGCTGGTGTTCGGGAGCTGGGAAAACCTGCTGGTGGGGGTGTGGGACGCCCTCGACCTGACCAGCAACCCCTACAGCGACACGGCCTATCGCAAGGGTGCCGTGCAGGTCCGCATCATCGCGGACGTGGACGTTGCGGTGCGCCACGCGGAAGCCTTCGCTTACGCAAACGACGTGTCGGCTTGATGGGACCGGCCCGCTTCCCGGACGGGATGGAACGGCGCGCAGCAACCGAGGTGCGCGCCGTGGCGGGCCGCCGGCTAGAGGGCTACGCCGCGACGTTCGGCAGCCCTGCCACCATTGGCAGCTTTACCGAGACGATCCGCGCGGGAGCGTTCCGGGCGTCCCTGGCGCGGCCCGGCCTGGACGTGCTGGCGCTGGTTGACCATGACCCCGCCCGGCTACTGGCGCGCACGGCATCGGGCACGCTCCGGTTGACCGAGGATGCCCGCGGCTTGGCGTTCGTCCTGGACGTGCCAGACACGACGCTGGGCAGGGACGTGCTGGCCCTGGCCGAGCGCCGCGACCTGGGCGGCATGTCGTTTGGCTTCCGCGTGACGGATGAGGCCTGGCCTACCCGCGATCAACGCGAGTTGCGGGCAGTGGACCTGGTGGAAGTGTCCATAGTCCATGCACACCCGGCCTACGCCGCAACCAGCGTCCAAGCCCGCGCGCGGGCGCTGGGGACTGCCGATGCCCTGGCCCGCCGCCGCTACCTGGAGCTGCTGTAGATGGGCCTGCTGTCCCGCCTGTTCGCGCCGCCCCCGCCGCCCGTAGTGCGAGCGGAACCCCAGCTTGCCCCCGAGACGCGCCGGGGCGCCACCTTCGCGGGCTGGGGCGACGGCTGGGGCGTAACCTCGCTGCGCGGTGCGCGTTCGCCCATGCAGCCCCACCTTGCCGAGGGGCTGTCATCGGTGTTGGGCTGCGTCGAGCTGATCGCCGGCGCCATCGCATCCCTGCCGGCGACGCTGACGCAGGACGGCCCGGACGGGCAGGTTCCGGCGCCGCCAACCGCGACGGCATGGGGATTACTGCGCCGCCCGAACCCGCGGCAGTCCTGGCCGGCCTGCATCTCCAGCCTGGTCGCCTCCAGCCTGCTTCAAGGCAACGGCGTTGGCGCGCTCCAGCGCGACGGCAGGGGCGCCGTGACGGGCCTGGTGCCGGTGCCCTGGCCGTGGCTGGCGCCGATAGTCATCCAGGGCGCGGCGGGGCCGCGGCTGGTCTATGACGTGGTTCCGACGACACCGGAAGCGAGTCTGCTGGGCCTGCCGCGCCGGCTGCTGGACAGCGACGTGATGCACTTGCGGGCCAGGTCCGACGAAGGTGTGATCGGCCGTTCCGTGCTGGCCCGGGCCGCTGGCGTGGTGCGGGAGGGCACGGAGCTGCATGGAGCGGCGGAAGCATTCTGGCGCAACGGGCTGCACATGAGCGGCTTCATCGAGACCGGCGGCGCCGTCATGGACGATGTGCAGCGGGAGCGGTTCAAGGCCGAGCTGCAACAGCTCCGGGGCAGCGGCAACACCGGCAAGACGATGCTGTTGCAGGGATCGCTCAAGTACACCCCGCTGTCCCTGTCCCCCGAGGACGCGCAACTGCTTTCAACCCGGCAGTTCAGCGTTGCCGAGATGGCCCGGCTGTTCTGCATCCCCGAGCCGATCCTACAGATGGGCAACCGGGTTCCGGCCAGCCTTGACCCTTACCTCGCAGCCTTCGCACAACTGGCGCTGGCGCCGCTGGTGGCCGTGATCGAGGCCGAGTTCGATCACGCGATCCTGCCGCCGGGGATGCACCTGCAACTCGACATGGGCGGCTTGCAGCGGGGCAACTTCGCCGGCCAGGTCGCCGCGTTCTGCGCCGCGACACAGAGCGGGATCACGACGCCCAACGATGCCCGCCGGGGGCTGGGCTGGCCGGCGCACGCGGACGGCGACGCGCTACGCCCCGGCAATGCCCCGGCCTGGCCGGCTGACACCAAGGGCGGGCCGCACATGGGGCCGTCACCGGGGCGGACTGATGGCGGGCTGCCAGCGCCGGGCAACAATCAGAACGATGGGCAGGGGTGATGGCTGACATGCCCCTGCCCGGCTGGCCGCTGCTGCTGCGCCGCGAGTGGGCCGCAGCTTTCATCGGCATGTCACCGGGCACCTTCGACGCAGAATGGAAGGCAGGCAGGCTACCGGCACCGATTCCGACCGCGGGTGCCTTGAAGGCGTGGCACCGCATGGACTTGGCCGCATGGGCAGAGGATCGCCGGGCCGCAGTAGCAGTGGACGCCTCGCCCAACCCGTTCGACGAAGCATGATTACCGTCCCGCGCCGCTACCGCTTCGTTGTGCAAGACCGCGACCGGCACGGCAATCTGCGGACCTACCTGCGCCTGCCCGGCCAGCCGAAGGTGCGGCTGCATGAACCCGTGGGGAGCGACGAGTTCGACGTAGAGTATCGCCGGGCCATTACCCGCGGCCCGGCGATAACGGTCGCACCGTCCAAGCCCGGCCAGGTGGTGCCCGGCAGCGTGTGGGCGGCGTGCGTGTCCTACTTTGGCTCCGCAGAGTTCAAGGGGCTTGCCCCCCGGACGCAGCGTGTCCGCCGGGGCATCCTGAACCGCTTCTGCGAGACCCGGCAGGACAAGCCCTTGCACCGTTGGGAAAGCCAGCACGCGGAGGCTCTAAAGGGTAAGATGGCTGCCAAGCCCGAGGCGGCGAACGGGATGCTCCGCGCCCTTCGCGCCCTGTTCGGTCACGCCGTGATGATGAAGCTGGTGCCGAGCAACCCTATGCTGGGCGTCAAGCTGCTCCCCGCATCCGAGGATGGCTTCCACACATGGTCCATGGCGGAGGTGCGCCAGTTCGAGGACTACTGGCCTGTCGGCAGCAAAGCCCGGCTGGCGCTGGCGCTGCTGCTGTTCACGGCGCAGCGCCGCTCTGACGTGGTGCAGTTCGGGCGGCAGCACGTCCGGGACGGGCGCCTGCATTTCGTCCAGGCCAAGAACCGGCGGCGGAAGCCAATGGCGATGGTGCTGCCGCTGCACCCCGAGTTGCTGCGTATCATTGCAGCAACACCAAGCGGCGAATTGGCCTTCCTCACCAGCGACAACGGCCGCCCCTACACAGCGGACAGCTTCGGCAACCGCTTCCGCAAATGGGCGCGGGAGGCTGGGCTGCCCCACTGCACTCCGCACGGATTGCGGAAGGCGGCCGCAGTGCGGCTGGCCGAGCTTGGCGCGACGGCACATGAGCTGAAGGCCGTGCTGGGTCACACGACCTTGAAGCAGGCTGCGCTCTACACGGAAAAGGCGGACAGGACCGTTCTTGCGGCGTCCGCCTTCGACCGCCTGGCGGCGACGCCCGGCGGAAAAGTGTCCCACTCCAGCGGGCAAACGCCGGAGTGGGACGAAAGCGACCCCCAACCCTCTGAAAGCAAAGGATCGCCTAAATGTTTGGTGCCCAGGGGCGGAGTCGAACCACCGACACTGCGATTTTCAATCGCATGCTCTACCAGCTGAGCTACCTGGGCCCCGTTGGGAGGCGTCAGGTAGCGCAGCCCGCGCCGGGGATCAAGTCCGGCGTGTGACATTCTGCACGCGCCACTCCGCTACAGCCCGGCGCTGTCCGGCGGGTCTTCGTCCAGTTCGGGCGGCGGACCAGGAATGGCGTAGGCGCCGCCGAACCAGCGGCCCAGGTCCACGTCGGCGCAGCGCGCGGAGCAGAACGGCCGGAAGCGCGCGGCCTCCGCCGGGCGGCGGCAGATCGGGCAGGGCTTCGCGGCGGGAGCAGGGGGCAGCGGTTCAGGCACGCGCGGTCCTTTCGATGATCCACCCTGAAAACGGGTGGCCGGACAGGGACATTGCCGGGTCCGGGTGGATCATCAGGGAACGGCCGGTGCGGCGCGCAAGGTCCGGCAGCGCCACGGGGTCCCCGGCCAGCGCCGCCGCCACGTCCGGGGCGCAGCGCAGGGCAAAGGTCGCGGACGGCTCGGCGGCGGCGGCGGCCATCACCTCCCGCAGCGCCGCCAGCCCGGCGGCGTGCGGGCCGCGCAGCAGCTCGTGCAGCGGCGGATGCACGCGGGGGCGCATGATCTCGGCCAGGCCCAGCGCGGTGAAACCCAG